CAGACTGGTTGGCCTACTAGTCTGGTCTGGGCCTATACTTTGAGGTAAGTCTTTTTGTGGCTAGTGCTTGTTAAAGCATACACACAGTTATGGTGTATATGCCATAGTTTTACTTATGAAATCAGTTTTGTCAACTATTTTCTTGACATATCATAAATAAACTTTCCTGAGCGTTGGGCATCCATTATTTCGTCCTGACGCTTTTCGTATTCTTTGATAGACATATTAGCAACTTGAGATTCTCTAATATACTTAGACTCTTCATTGTCGCTAGGTATTGTAGTACGTTTTGTTGTTACAGAGGAAGCTGCGCCTTTATCTTTGACAGGTTTCTTCTCTTTAGTTGTAATACCTTTGTCTGCTTTATATAAGTCTATTACACGAGATACAGACTTAGCATCATCTACATTCTCATACAAAGCATCTTGTACCCACTTAGGCTGTTCCTTAGCCCACTCATGGAATACATCATCAGCACGTATATCAGTAAAGTCAGGGTGAAGTGCTGATAGTTCAGCTTCAGCTTTTTCACGTTTAGCTGTAACTCTTAGCTCTTCAACTTCTTTGAGTCGCTTGTCTATATCTGATGAACGCTCTTGTGCTTTCTTATCAGCTATAGCTTCTACTATACCTGCTACATCAGGATACTTCTTAGACCAAGCTTCTATCTCTTTCTCTGATTTAGGTAGTACAAGCTCATTCTTAGTTGCAGACTCTAGCTGTGACTCTAGCTTCTCAAACCTGAGTTTCCACTCTTGTTCTTTATCTTTCATGTGCCGCCTGATGTCACCGTAGCGTTGCTTGAAAGTCTTCTCTTCAGCACTTAGGTCTGCATCGTCATCTGCTTCTTGTGCTTCTGCTTTTGGTTCTTCTTTTTGTTTGGTATTACTTTCTGCCTGAACTGGTTTAGCTTCAGGCTCTTTGCTATCGGGTTTAGCTTCAGCAGTTTCTTCTTGGGTTTCATCTTCCTGTGTATACCCTGCTTCTTTTAGTATCTCACGTAGCTCTGCTTCATCCTTATTGATTCTTGCTTGGTTACGTGAATGAGATGCGGAATGCACCTCTACTTGTTCTACTTCAGCCATTTTGTTTTCTCCTTATGTGGGGCCAGTAATTAAACTGGGTAGCCTTATAGTTATATGGAATTACTTTTTATTATATTGTTTCGTCATTTACAGTTGGTGGTGTAGATGCAGATATATCTTCAAATGGATCAGAATCATCTTCTCCTGTTTCTACAAAATCTCCACCTGTACTTGTTTGAGTAAAGTCAACCTCAGATGTATCACTAGTTAAATTTGTTTGCCCTGCAGCTTCAAGATCTGCATTTAACTGAGCAGACGTAGGGGTGTAAGTTTCATCATTATCATCAAAAACCATTGGATTGTAGCTACTACCACCTGAGCCGCCACCGCTAGGCTCTTCAGGAGGCTTAGGTTCTGGTTTTGCTCCACCATACAGCCCAAGCATAGATGTTATAATTGTCTTTGAAGTAGATCCATACTTATCTTGTAACTGACTTAGTATTTGATCACCGTCAATGACTTCATCTGGAATAAACTTTAGGAATGTACTTTTTTCAACAACAGAATTTATTTGATTGTGTAGTGCTTCAGATAGCTCAGGATTAATATCTTTTATCATATCTGCTAGTGCACGAGATCTTGCCACACCTGTTGCTCTATTTATACCTGTAAATGCAGCACCTATCATGCTTACACCTGCAATGGTTTTATCACCCTCTGTAACTCCTAGCATATCATTTACAGAAGCCTGTACTGCCTCACCATCTGTAAAGTCTAAACCGTCAGCCCAAGCTGTAGGATCTTTTTCTTCTTCTGGTGGATCAGGATCATCATTATCAATAACAGGAGGTGTTAGAGTATACCCTTCAGCTAATAATTTATTGTACTGCTCTAATGTTTTAGCTTCAACTACAGGCTTACCATTATTAGGACCATACATAGTCACAGGAGTAAACTCAGGTGTTGGGGCTGCAGCCTGGCTTATTTGTTCTAAATTGTCTTGTGCCTGTGGTGAGAAACTAAACCCTGCACCAAACTGTGAGAAGTCTAACTGCGCCTGAGTATTAGCAGGTACAGGTGTTACTGGAGGAGGTGGGGCAGCAGGAGGTGGGGGAGGAGTTACTACACTTGAACTGTTATAACCTCTTACTTGACCACCTCCATCATAACCTGCGTTACCCATAGCAACAGGTGCACCTTGTCGATACATCATCTGCTGCTGTTGATACGGATCAGGCTGCGTAGATTGTGTAGGTTGTTGTGTAGCGAATCCACCGACAGCCATAGTCATCTTTTCAATCTCAGCCATCTCTTCAGGAGTTAAATCATCTTGCTGCATTGGCTCTACTGGCTCACCGCCAATACGTCCTTCTGCATCCATACGAGCTAATTCAATCTTAGCTGTTTCTCTTAAGTCTTCAAAGAACTTCATGCCATAAAAACGAAGAACATCAGCAGGTACTACATACTCACCTTCACTTAGTTGTGCAGGAATATCATCCCTTACTTCTTCAGGTAAGGAGCCTGGGGGTACTTCATTACCTGATACTGGGTCTACTTCTACAGGTTGTCGTGTAGATATAAACACTGCTTGCATTTGATCGTCTTCATTTAGAGCCATTAACTTTATCCCTCAAATATTTTAGTCTTCTAAGTGTAGAAATGGAACCTTGACAACGGTGTAAGTCTATTGCCACCTCTGATTGCTCTAGTCTTCTTTGTTGTTCAAGGATTAAAATGTCTAGTTCTTCACAGAATGCATCCCACTCTGATTTATTATTTACAAAAGCTTTAAGCGACATTACCACTAAACCCTTGTTCACCTGGAGCAGGAGCTACACCTGTACCTATGTTACCTCCACCTGCACCTGTTTGATCTTGTGCGTCTGCACCTGCAGGGGCTTGCTCTGGCTGTGGTGCACCTTCTTCTGTGGGAACAGGTGCTTGAGGTGCTTGAGGAGGTGGTTGAAATGCTTTCATTATCTCAGCTTGTATCGCTGCGTCTGCCATAGAGTTTGTAACTTTATCAGGGTCTAGATCCATACTCTTAGCGATCTCTCGTACAATGTAATCCATCTTAGCAAAGGGTGCTAACATTGGGTTAGAAGCTACCTGTAAGAATTGCATCAAGCGTTGGCTACGTACTTCGTTAGCCATGAGGCTTTCAGTACCGTTAGCTTTTACTTCTAAGTCACCACGTATACCTTCATCAAAGTCAAACTGCATGTTGAATGCAAAGAAAGCCCTACCTATAGGAGCAATAAGATAATCATCTACGTTCTTTACAACAGTCCTAATACTACCGTTGGCAGCAGACATAAGCATACTAATACCAGAAGCAGTACGACCCACACCTGTAACGCCTGTTTGACCATGAGCGAAAGATGGGAAACCAGTTGATTCATCTGCTAATACCCTTGCCTTATCAAATAGCTGCATGTTTTCACCTGCAACGTTTGGAAACTTAGTGCCAAAGATAGCTTGACCAGGTGCACCGCCTTGTCTGCGAAAGACTTTGCCAGGGTAAACACTCATATCCTGACCTGGCACTAGGTTAGTTTCGTCTATCTCAATAAGAAGATTACCAGATAATACAGCATTGTCAACAGCCATTCGCATGAAACCGTTCATCAATGTTTGTGTATCATCCATATTTTCAGCAATACCTACACCAAAGAAGCTGTATGGGTTATGTTCATATGGTACTGCATAATAAGGGATACGTGCAGGTTTGAATGGATTCAATACACAACGAATTACTTTACCGTTTACTACCCAAAGGTTAGCACTTAATTCATCTAACTCTTTCATGTCAGCAGGAATGTTGATACCGTTCTCTTCTAGAATATCTGTATCTACGTATCCCCAGAACTCTAGAACTTGCCAACGCTCAGTATCTGAAGGAGCAGTATCATCATCCTCCATCTTCATTTCCCAATGCTTACGCACATAGTCTGGTCCTGAGTCTATCGCATTCTCAATAGCTTCATCAATGAAGTAAGGTCTACCTTTTAATGCACGTAACTGATTACGAGACATCTTGTGTCTTTCAATTACATACTCAGCATCATCCATAGAAGAAGCTACAGGGTCAGGATAAAAGTTCCAAACACTTACATGATTAGTAGATGGTACAGTTTTAATAAGAGGATCATACTCACCTTCATCATTCCAATTAGGATACTCTTTATCTACAGCGAATGGTCCTTTCATTACACCTGTACCTAACAACGCCATTTCAAATGCCATGCTTCGTAAATGTTTAGATGCGCCACTCTCTTGTAACTGATCATGTATTTTCTTTTCCATCTTTTTAGATGCAATCATTGCAGGATGGAATGTAGCTGTAGCAGGTGTTGTACCATCACCTTCTATTATCTTTTCGGATACAGGTGCAACTTTATCTTCAACTGGACCTAGCCTACGTCTAAGCTCAGTCATAGTTTCACCTGGTTTTAACTCAGTGTCTGGTCCTATAAGATAAGGCTTTGTAGTTTCTTTTGTGAAGGAGTCACGTAGTATTCCTGTAGCTTGTTCAGCATTAGGATCAATATTAATGTGGACAGCATCAGCTACACCGTCAGGTAGAACAGATGGGTTGATTGTAAGAGGGAACTTATTGTTACCAAATAGTACATCTACAATCTGTCCGTATGCTGCTAAGGTTTTAGTCTTAGTAACCTTAACAAATACTTTTGACTTTTCAGTAGAAGTAAACTGTACATCTGGTCCATATACACCACGATAGTTTCTGTAAGCTCTTAACCAACGTTCTTCATCAGCGTTACGAGCATCTTCTGCACGTTTGAATCGGTCATTAACAAATGTAACTACATTGCTTACATTATCAAAAAGTTTATCTTCTTGCTTCTCTGCAGCAATAACATCATCTGTTTCAAATGCTAGATCGTCTATTTCAGCCATTATCGGTCATCCTTATTAAAGCAATCAAATTGTAAGCCATAGTATTCATTCGTTTCATGCTTCTGCCAGTTAGAGCTTTTTACAATCTGTTCGCATTGTTCTTTAGTAAATAGCTCTTGCATAACGTATTGATTACCTGTGTAGACCCATTCTTTTCCTGTGTTTCCCCACATACTTATAACAACTACAAATGTTTTCATGTTTAGTATCCAAAGGTGGAATCTGACATCTGGAAGCCAGAGCTTTGTGTTGCAGGGTTGTAATCCCATATAGAGCTTCTAGGTCTAGTCATTATACCATAACGTAGAGCATCATACAAGTGATCTTCAGCGTGTGTGTCTACGTCTTCAGGGTTCTTCTTGTCTAGCGGAATCGCAGGGATTTGCGCTATTGTATTCGTGCAGGTGGAAAAGAACACAAGCCTTGGCTCTTCAGTGAACTCGTCCACCTGCAACCTACGGTGTATCTCGTTCTTACCTGCAACCCTAGAGCCACGAGAGCGATCTGATGGACGCCAACGGCAACCCTTCATGTTCATTTGCTCTGCAAGTGATGGGCCAGTATCACCTCTTTTATGCCAGAGGGATGAATCTAGTACACCGTATCTTATAGTACCATCTTCAGCCTCTGCCTCTAGTATCATATCTGCTAGATCAGTAGCTGTAACTTTAGAACAATAAAGCTCTCTGTAAACAACCAGTTGTTCACTTGGTGATACAGCGAACCAGAGTACTCCAGTGTAGGAACCGTAACCATAGTCGCAAGCTCTAAACTTAGCCCATCCACTAGGTATGTTGATAGGTTCCACAACGTGTATGTTTCTGTTAAATTCAGGAAATGCTGCCCCTTCGTTAATATCCCAGTTACCTTCTAGTAACTGCTTTCTTTGGTGCTCAGGCAATGATAGTAGCATTGCTTCGTAGTCACCGCTGTCTGCTAGGTATGGATTATCAAACAAACTAGCAGGTATAAACCTACGCCTAAATAAGGGTTCACCTTCACGGCTATGCCCTTTAGGAAATCTTATAGTGTCACCAGTTTCAATGTTCGTTGCCCAGAAAGGATCATTGGCAGGGGCAGGATCAATAAACATTTTCTTGACCCACTGGTGTCCGTTACCTCCAGGGTTTGTAGTACCTCGCATGTACAAACCTAGCTGAGAACTAAACGCTGAACGAAGTCGTGACCTCATGTAATCCCAAGCGTAAGGAGTAGGCCACTGTGTAAGTTCGTCAAAGCCAATCCAGTTAAACGCTTGTCCTTGGTAGCGTGTAACATCCATGTCTTTATCTAAGTAAGACATCCACAGTCTACCACCTCTAGGTGCAATCCACTGTGACTTACGTTCACTCCACTTGATACCAGGTATAGCTTTAGGGTAAAGTTCTTGGCTCTTCTGTATGAGTTCCCTAAGTTCTTCTGTAGTATGTCGGACAAGTAGACCACTAAAGTTTGGATCGTTCAAACCGTGAAGTGGGTCAGCAAGCATCGCAAAACTCTTACCACCACCTGCTGCCCCACCATACAAGACTTCTCTTTCAGATGCGGATAAGAAGCTTGTCTGTGGTCCTGGGTTTGGTTTAAACACTACTTCTTGAGCAATGTCAACGTCAAACTCAGGCGCTTTTACTTCGGCTGCTACAACTTGTACTTCAGGCTCTGGCTTCGCTTGACTTGTTTGTGTAGGCTCCAATACATTCTTCTTCGAGCTTCTGGATCTCTTGTAGCGTTTCTTGGAGCCTTTTGGCAAGCTTGCGTTTAATTGTAGCTGCTTTCTTACGTTTTCGCTCAATGTCTACCCTTTTCTTTAGCCCTGCGTCAGATATGTATCTACCTGTTT